AGCGGCTCGGAATCTGTACGGGTTCCAAGGTCCACCAGGGCCACGCGTGGTTACGCCGCGTGGCCCCTGACCTGGCGAAACGCCCCCGGAGAGTGACGGCCGCACGCCCACCTAACGGCCCGTTCGGGCCCCAACCCCTGGAGGTCCCGCCGTGCCGGAGCCCATCACCATGAAGGTGGCCCTGGAGGGCCAGGACATGGATTACGACGGCCACGACATCACGGTGACCGTGGGCTGGGGCCTGTCGGAACCGGCCGTGGTCGGGGCCCTGAAGTCGTTCCTGGAGGCGGACCCGGCGGTCCGCGTCCTGTACGCCCGTCGGCCGGACATCCAGTACCTGGACGTGGTCCCGCCGTACGTGGAGCCCGCTCCCGAACCGGAGCCGGAGCCCACGGAGCCCCCGGTGAACCCGGAGGCGTAACCCGACCAACCCAGACGCCCGGAGGGGGTGATCAGTCATGCCCGGACCCGTGCCCAAGCGGTCCGACCAACGGAGGCGGAGGAACGCGTCCGACGGCCCGGCCGTGGTGAAGGCGGGAGCCGGTAAGGCCCCGACCATCCCCCGGGCGTCTGGCGACTGGCACCCCATCGCCAAGCGCTGGTTTCAGTCCCTGAAGGACTCCGGCCAGGCCCAGTTCTATGAACAGTCGGATTGGCTCACGGCCGTGTACGTGGCGGAGGCCATGTCCCGGAACCTGTCCCAGGGCAAGTTCTCCGCCCAGTTGTTCCAGTCGGTCATGTCGGCCATGACAGACCTCCTGACCACGGAGGGGGCCCGGCGTAGGGCCCGCGTGGAGCTGGAGCGGGAGGAGACCGGGGAGGACGCGGAGGAGCTGGCCCGCGTGGCCCTCATGGACGCGTACAGACAGGCGGCGGGCGGGTGACGGTTCTGGAGCCGGTCCGCACGTGGCCGGACACCGTGCCGGACCGCACGCGGACCCTGGGTTGGGACGTGCTGCTGTGGACCGCGCGTTACCTCCGCCAACCGGACGGCCCCGACGCGGGGAAGCCCTGGCGATTCACCCCGGAACAGGTCCGGATTGTCCTCCGCTGGTTCGAGATCAACGACGCGGGGGAGTTCACCCGACGCCAGGGCACCATCCGGCGTCTGAAGGGGTGGGGTAAGGACCCGTTCTTGGCGGCCATCGCGGCCGTGGAGTTCGTCGGCCCGTGCCGGTTCGGCGGATGGCGGGAGGACGGTACTCCCAAGGCCATCCCGCACCCGGCCCCCTGGGTCCAGGTGTGTGCGGTCAGCAAGGACCAGACCCGCAACACCATGCGCCTGTTCGGCCCGATGTTCTCGGACGAACTGGTGGCCCTCCACGGCATCGACGTGGGCAAAGAGATCATCTACGCCCGCAACGGGGCCGTGATTGAGGCTGTGACCAGCTCTCCGCGTGCCCTGGAGGGCGGCCGGTCCACGTTCGTAATCATGAACGAGACCCACCACTGGATTGCAGCGAACGGCGGCCATGAAATGGCTATGACCATCGCGGGCAACGTCGGTAAGTCGCGTGGTGGTGGCGCGCGAACCATGGAGATCACCAACGCCCCGTTGCCGGGTGAGGACTCCGTGGCGGAACAGACCTGGCACGCCTGGTCCAAGTTCGCGGAGGGCAAGTCCCGGGACTCCGGGATGTATTACGACTCCGTGGAGGCCCCGCCCATCGACATGGGCGACCCGGACCAGCTCCGCGCGGGCATCATCGCGGCGCGTGGGGACGCGGATTGGCTGGACGTGGAGTGGATTCTCTCCACCATCTACTCCGGCCACATGCCGCGTTCGCGGTCCCAGCGGATGTTCCTCAATCAACTGGTGACGGCGGAAGACCAGTTGATCAGTCCGGCGGACTGGGATGCACTGGCAGTGACAGCCGGCCTCACGGATGGTGACGCCATCACGCTGGGGTTTGACGGTGGCTTGCGCGACGACGCCACGGCCCTGGTGGCCATGCGCGTGCGTGACCGCCTGATAGTCCCCCTGGGCGTCTGGGAGCGTCCCGACGGCCCGGCCGGTGACGGTTGGGAGGTTGACCGCCTGGCGGTGGACGGAGCGGTCCGCAACGCCCTGGAGCGGTACGACGTTCAGGCGTTTTTCGCGGACGTGGCTCTCTGGGAGAGCTACGTGGATGCGTGGTCGGAGGACTACCGGGACCGCCTGGTGGTGAAGGCCAGTCCCCAATCCGCGGTGGGTCGTGACATGCGTGGCGGCCTCCAGGAACTGACCCTGGCGAATGAGCGGCTGATGTCCGCCATTGAGAACGGCCAGGTGGCCCACATCGGCACGGACACCCCGCTGGGAAAGACGCTCCGGCGTCACGTGCTGAACGCCCGGCGGAGGCCCAACCGGTTCGGCCTGTCATTCGGCAAGGCCAACCGGGAGTCCGCCCACAAGATCGACGCCTATGCGGCCACGCTGCTGGCCGACTTGGCGCGTCACCGGCTCATTGAGTCCGGCAAGTCCAGGGCCCCGGAGCGGGCCGGTTCCGTGTATTTCTTCTGAGTCCCTGGAGGGGGAGCGTGGCAGAGACAACCGTCTCCCCCGTGGAGCTGGCGGCCGTCGGGTTCGACCGGCTGAAGGCGGACCGGGAGCGACTGGACCGCATCGACCGGTACATACGCGGTGAGCATGACGGGCCGTACATCCCCAAGTCGGCCACGGAGGAGTACAAACTCCTGGCCAAGCGGGCCGTGTTCAACGTGCTGCCACTCCTGGTGAAGACTCCTTCCCAGGCCATGGCCGTGGACGGGTACCGGCGGACGCTCGAACCGGCGGAGGACCTGGACGACGCGGAGGCCCCGGAGACGGAGGTCCCGGAGGAGTGGAGGGCCTGGCAGGACCAGCGCATGGACGCCCGCCAGGTCCCGGTCCACCGGGCCGCCCTGACCTACGGCCAGTCGTTCGTGACGGTCCTCCGGGACCCGGCGGACCCGGCCCGGCCGGTCATCCGTGGCGTGTCTCCCCGGCTCATGCACGCGTCGTACGACGACCCGGCGGCCGACGCCCTCCCGTTGTGGGCCCTCCAGGTGGAGGCCATGCCGGAGAAAGAGGGGGCGGAGGTCCGGGCGTGGCTGTACGACCGGGCCAACGTCTATGACCTGATGGTGGGTGGCAAGGACGGCCCCCGCCTGGTGACCCAGGCCCCGCACGGGTTCGACAACCTGTGTCCGGTCGTCCGGTTCGCGCCGGACATCGACCTGGAGGGCCGGGTCACGGGCGTGGTGGAGCCCATGATCCCCATTCAGGACCGGGTGAACCAGACGGTGTTTGACCTCCTGGTCTCCCAGACGTTCGGATCGTTCAAGGTCCGCACCATCAGCGGCATGGCTCCGGAGTTCAAGCGGGACCCGGAGACGGGGGAGATCCTGGTGGACGCCAACGGGCGGCCCATCCCCATTCCGATCCAGGCGGACGCGTCGCGCTTCCTGGTGGCCCCCGACCCGGATACCAAGTTCAACGTCCTGGACGAAACCCCCTTGGGTGGGTTCCTGGAGGCCATCGAACTGGGCACCAAGCACATGGCGGCCCTGTCCCAGCTCCCGCCCATGTACCTGGGCGTGGGCAACTTGACGAACCTGTCTGCTGAAGCGATGGCGGCGGCGGAGATGGCCATGTCCCGGGCCGTGGACGAATACCAGCACTTCCTTGGGGAGTCCTGGGAACTGGTCCTGTTCCTGTGTGCCGTGGTCAAGGGCGTGGAGCCGGACACGGGCGCGGAGGTCCTTTGGAAGGATGCCGGTTCCCGGAGCCTGGCCCAGACGGTTGACGCCCTGGGTAAGGCCGTCCAGATGCTGAAGGTTCCCGCGCGGGCCATGTGGCCCCGCATCCCCGGCGTGACCGCCCGGGACGTGGAGGAGTGGGCCCAGATGGCGGAGGCTGATGACCCGGGCCTGAAGATGGCGGACGCGATGGCGTCGGCCGTGGCCCCGGCGGCCCTTACGGAGGGTTCGGCCGGCGGTGACGATGCGTAGAGGAACGGCGGCCCTCCTGGATGAGCACTGGAGGGCCCAAGCGCGCATCGGGACGGCCGTCTCCGCCCAGTCCCTGGCCCAGTGGTCCCGCGTCAACCCGCGTTCCCTGGCGGAGAGCGGGTCCGCGTGGCTGGCGTTCATGCTGGCCCTGATCAGGGGTGAGCGGAGGCGGTCCCGTGAACAGTCGGCGGCATTCCTCCGGCTGTACCGGGCCCTGGAGACGGGATACACGCTCCCGCCGCTCCAGGACGACCCCGTGGCCGACTTCACCACCCTGGGGGAGCTGCGGGAGGACTGGGCCCGGGTGACGGACACAATCCGCACCCCGGCCCCGGACGACGCGGACCGTATCCGCATCGACGGCGATTTCGACTGGCCGGAGGAGCCGGTGGAGTCGTTCGACCGGGCGGCCGTTGCATCCCTGGTGACCCAGGGACCGGCCAAGCTCCGCGAGCAGGTGGCCCAGGCGGTCACTGAAGTGGAGCGGGGCCGGTTGGATGACGCCGGGTTTCTCCAGGAGCTGGAGGACGCCACGACGAACACGGGCATCACGGCCGCCAACGCGGCGGACCGGGAGGCCATCCGTTCGGGCCGTGACCTGATCAACCGTGCGTCCCAGGAGGACAAGCGGGTGGTGGGTTGGGCCCGGGTGACGGACGGGAACCCGTGCGCTTTCTGCGCCATGCTGGCGGCCCGTGGGGCCATCTACACGTCCCAGGCCACGGCGGCCGGTGGCGGGCGGCGGAAACCCGCTGGGTCGGCCGACGGGCGGGCCCGCAGGAACCGGCGGCCCCCGGTGAGCCGGGAGGACCTGACCCGGTACCACTACGGGTGTCACTGCCAGGTGGTCCCCGTGTACTCCCGAAACGACTTTATGACCCCCGACGCCCGCCGGTATGACCGGGAGTGGCGGGAGGTCACCCGTGGCAAGTCTGGCGCGGAGGCCCGCGCGGCATGGCGACGCCACATCGAATCCAACCGTTCATGACCAGCCCAGGCGGCCGGTCCTTGGTGAGCCCTGGAGGCGTACCGCATGGCAGAGAACCCGAACCCCAACGGTCCGGCCGGTGAGTCGGAACATGTTCCGACCGGTGACGGCCAGGAGGGCCAGAACGGCCCGGAGAGCGGCCAGGAGGACCCGGAGGGCACGGAGGGCCAGGAGGGCGGCCAGGAGGGCCAGGAGGACGGCCAGGAGGGCCAGGAGCTGGACGACCCGGTGAAGCTCCGGGAGGAGCTGAAGGCGGCCCGCGCTGAGGCGGCCAAGTACCGGGTGAAGGCCCGGGAGACGGCGGAGGCCCTGAAGGCGGCCAAGACGCCGGAGGAGTTCCAGGCCGTGGCCGACAAGGTGGCGGAGCTGGAGACGGACCTCCACCGGGAGCGGCTGGCCCGCAAGTTCAACCTTCCCCCGGTCCTGGCGGCCCGGATCTCCGGCGCGGATGACGACGCGCGGGAGGCGGACGCCAAGGCCCTGGCGGAGGCGTTCCACGGCAAGGGCGGGGGCGTCGGTAAGGGCGGCCTGGACCCGTCGGCCAAGCCCGTGTCCAACGACCCGGCGGAGCTGGCGGCCAGCATTCCCCGCGCACGTCGGTAAGCACCACCACGCATCACCAAATCCAAGGGCTTTCCACTCACGGGCCCTTGGCTGCTGTGCCGCTCCGGGCCCCTTTTCACGCCCTGGAGGGGTAACACATGGCGAACGCCTTTCTGAAGGCTGAGACCATCGCGGCCACCGCGCTGGGTCTCCTGGAGCGGGAGATGGTTCTCTCCAACCTGGTGTGGTCCAACGCCGGGTTCGACTTCACCGGGGCCAAGGCGGACACCGTGACGGTCCGCATCCCGGCCACCACGACCGCCCGCGAGTACGAGTGGCGGAACGACCGGAGCGCGGACATCGTGCTGGACTCCCTGGCGGAGGACTCCATCACGGTCACGCTCAACAAGGACATCTATTCCGCCATCGCGGTCACGGATGAGGAACTGACCCTGGACATCAAGGACTTCGGTGCCCAGGTCCTCCAGCCCCAGGTCAACGCCATCGCCAAGGCCGTGGACACCGGCGTGGCAACCATGATCGAGGGAGCCACCTACGGCACCCCGACCGTGACCCTGGACCCGGCGGACCCGTTCCTGGGCCTGGTGGACGCCCGCGCGGCCCTCAACAAGAACAACATTCCCCAGGAGGGCCGAACCTTCCTGATGGGTGCGGACGTGGAGACCGCCCTCCTGAAGTCGGGCCGGATCAACGACGTGTCCAAGTCCGGTTCGGACTCCGCCCTCCGCAACGCGACCGTGGGCCGCCTGGCCGGGTTCGACCTGGTGGTTTCCAACGCCATCGCGCCGGACGCCGCGTACGCGTTCATCCCGTCCGCGTTCGTCCTGGCCACCCGGGCCCCGGCCATCCCGGCCGGTGTCACCAGCGGTTCGTCTCAGTCGTACAACGGCCTGGCCATGCGCTGGATTCGGGACTACGACGCGGCCAAGCTCCGGGACCGTTCGATCCTGAACGTGTACGCCGGTTACAACGTCATGACCGACAAGGTGGGCGCGTCCAAGAAGCTGGTTCGCGCGGTCAAGTGCGACCTGGCCGCCCCGGTCGCTCCGTAAGGCGGCTGACACATGATCCCCTTGGCTGATGTGGCGGCCCTGGAGGGCCGTCTAGGACGGACGCTCACGGGGGACGAACGGACCCAGGCGGAGGCGGCCCTAGTTGCTGCCTCCGCCCAGGTCCGGGCCTACGGCCTCCCGTGGAGGGACCCCGTAACGGCTCCGGCCATCGCGGTGACCATCACCCTGGACGCTGCGGAGCGCAAGTTCCGCAACCCGGAGGGGTACCGCGCGGAGACGGAGGGCGGGTATTCGTACCAGCTCCCCGCGTCACTGCCCGTGGCCGCCGGCCTAACTCCCAGTGAGGTGACCCAAGTCCAGCGGGCCGCCGGGTTCCTGGGCATCCACTCCGTACCCATGGAGACCCTGGGCGGGTCTCTGTGAGCCTGCTGGACTCCGGCCCGGACACCGTGACCGTGTTCCCCACGGTGGAGGTGGACGACGGGTACGGAGGCACGAAACCCGCCCCCGGCCAGCCGGTGACCATCCGGGCCCGCGTCGAACCCGTGACCACCACGGAGTCCCCGGACGCCGGTTACGTGGTCGGGACGGTCTACCGCGTGATTGCGCGGTCCCTCCCGGCCGGGCCCTGGTCCCGTGTCGAGTGGGCCGGGTCCACCTGGGCCGTGGTCGGAGAACCCGAACGGTTCGGCACCGGCCGACGGCTGGCCCACGACGTGGCCACGATTCGCAAGAGGTGACATGGCGGAAGTAGTCAACGGCCTGGACCGGATCGTGGCGCGTATGCCGGGTGTCCGGGAGGCCGTCGGAGACGCGACGGAAGCAAGCGGGGAACGCGTCCGCGCCGTGGTGGCGGCCCACCGGAACACGGGGGCCCTGGCCTCCGGCATGGACGTGAAGGTCCACCGGGTGGACGGCGTGGTGTCCCTGGAGGACCCGGCCGTTGTGTCCATCAACTACGGCCATTGGGCCCGCGATGGCGTGACCTGGGTGTCCGGCATCCACGCGATTGAGGCGGGCCTATGAGACCCGTACTCCCGGACGTGGACGGCCTGGTGGTGGCGGCCCTGGCCGACGGCCTGAAGGACGCCACGGTCCGCGTGGCCGTCCCGGAGGACTGGCCCGACCGGCTCCCCCTGGTGGTGGCCCGGCGGGTGCCTGGTGGCTCCGCAGATGCACGCGGTATCGACGTGGCCCTAGTCGATGTCCAGACCCTGGCCCAGGACCGGCGGGAAGCGTCCCGCCTGGCCCGTGTGGCCCGCGTGGTCCTGGCCGACGCGTGCCGGTCCCAGTTCCGGGGCCCGGACGGCTACCTGTCCCGCTTCAACGACGTGTCCGGCCCGGCGGAGATCCGGACCGGTGAACCAGCGGCCGGACCGGACCTGTTCCGGTTCCAGGCCACTTACCGCGTGACCGCGCGGCCCATCATCTGATCAGGAGGTAGCGCCTTGGCGCTCATTGACGACGCCGCGATTGTTGCGGCTGGCGGTTTCATCTACGTGGCCCCGGCGGACACGCCCAAGCCCGCGTCCATCACGGACCCCAAGAACCCGGGCGCGGCCTGGGAGTCCATCGGTCACACCAGCCTGGACGAACTTCCGGAGTTCGGCCGGGACGGCGACGACCCGGAGGTCAAGGGGAGTTGGCAGAACACCAAGCTCCGCCAGACCACGCCGGATGTCACGTACTCCGTGACGTTCCAGTCCATCCAGGCCACCAGCCTGACGTATCAGATGTACTTCGGCGCGGGCCCGGCGGCCGTCCAGGCGGACAAGTCGTTCCGCATCCCGGCCACTCCCGTTCCCCAGGTGAAGGCCCTCCTGGTCATCCTGGCCGACGGTACGCACTACCTCCCGCTTTACCACCCGCGCGTCTCCCTCCTGGGTTCGGACGCCGTGGGCATGGAGGCGGACGACTTCGTGACGTTCCCCATCAAGGGCACGTTCCTTGGCTCCACCCTGCTGGGCGGGGCCGTGGGTGAGTGGGCCCAGATTGAGGCCCCCGCCGCTCCGTAAGGCCACCGCGGGTTCTCACTCTGCGTTGACGGCCGGCTGAGCGCTCCGTAACCAGGCCCTCCCGCCACCGGTCCCCGGCGGGAGGGCCCTCAACTTCCCGGGGACCGACCACCACAGACTTTTGGGGACCACACCATGAGTGCACTTTCTTGCGCGGACCTGATGACGGAAGCGGCGGCGGAGTACACGTCCCTGCCCCTGGACACCCGCAAGGGCGGAACCGTCCAGCTCCGCAACCTCCTGATGCTCCCGCCGGACGGCCTGAAGACTGCCCGCGTGCTCCTGGAGGCGTTCGGGGAGTCCAAGGACACGGACCTGGAGAAGCTGGTCCCCCAGCTCCGGGACCTCCTCCTGGTGGTCAGTGACAACCCCAAGGCCCTGTCCGTGGAGATGGCGGACTGGCCCCTGGGCGTGTACCTCCGCGTGGTCACGGCCTGGCAGGAGGAGACCCAGGCGGGGGAAGCGCAGGACTCGGACAGCTAATACACGACGGACACGGCGGGGCCCTCCGCGCGGACCTCCAGCGCTTTTACGGCCTGGACCTTGCGGACGTGTGGCGCGGGACGCTCACACCCCGCCGTGTCTGGACGCTCTCCGAGTACCTACCTGATGACTCCGCCCTGGCGGCATCGTTCGCGGGCGGCCCCGATCATCGCGGCTGGACCCTTCAGGCCCACCTGATGGCCCAGCTCCTTAACGCGGTCCGGTTCATGGACGCCAACAACGTGCGGGTGAGCGGCGGGAAGATCCGCGATCCGGAGCCGGTCACGCCCCCGGCCGTGAAGTCGGCCAAGGCCAAGCCCAAGCGGCGACTGGACCTGTCCAAGCACCCCCTTGCCAAGCCACTGACACCACCACCTGAAGGGGGTGACCCATGGCCGGACCCGGCGGACGTGAAGCGGGCCGACTGAGTATCAAGGTCCTGCCGGACACGTCGAACTTTGCCGGTTCCCTCCAGCGCTACCTTGACCGCATCGAGCGGCGGGCCCGCGTCCAGGTCCAGGCCGTCCCGGACCTGGCCGACTTTCGGCAACGGCTGAACACCCAACTGTCCCGGGTGCGGGCCCGGGTTCGCGTGAATGTGGACCCGGACCTGTCCGCGTTCCGCGCCACGCTCCGGGCCCGCCTGGAGGGCGCGGACGCGTCCCTGGGCGTGCGCCTGGAGGTGGACGAGGGGGAGATAGCGCGGCTCCGCCAGGAGCTGGCCCACATCACGCCCCCGATCACCATTCCGGCGCACGTGGACGTGGACCGCAACTCCCTGGCCGCGATGGGCCGGAGCCTGGGCAACATGGGCCGGGACGGGAACGGCGCGGCCCGTGGGCTGGCCTCCGTGGCCGGTGCTGCTGCCCGGCTCACCACGATGGCGTCCGCCATCCCGGCCGTGGCTGGCCTGGCGGCGGGCCTGGCCGCGATGGCCCCGGCGGCCGGTGTGGCGGCCCCGGCCCTCCTGATGGTGGCCTCCGCCCAGGCGGCCATCAAGATAGGCACGGCCGGAGTCTCCGACGCCCTGAAGGGCAACGCGGAGGCCCTGGCCAAGCTGTCCCCGGCCGCCCGTGACTTTGTGACCCAGGCCAAGGCCCTGGCCCCCGCCTGGTCCAAGGTCAAGAGCACCGTTCAGGAGAACCTGTTCCAGGGCCTGGGCGACTCCATGACCCGGACCGCCAACTCCGTGTTGCCGATCCTCCGTACCCAGCTCGGTGCCACGGCCACGACGCTGAACGGCATGGCCAAGGGCGTGGCCGAGACGGCCAAGTCCCTGGCGGACAACGGCACGTTGGGCACGGCCCTGAAGGGCGCGAACACGGGCCTGAAGAACCTGTCTGGCCTCCCCAAGGTCCTGGTTCAGGGTCTGGGTCAGGTGGGTGCCGCGTCGGGTTCCGCGTTCGCCAAGCTCACCAAGGGAGCGGGCGGAGCGCTGGACCGGCTCTCCGCCAGGATGACCAAGGCGTTTGAGTCCGGCGCGATGCAAGCGAGCATCGAACGGGCCATTGGCCTGGTCCGCCAACTGTTCACGACCCTGGGCGACATCGGGGAGACGGTCGGGAACATCTTCGGTCCGGCGGCGGAGGCGGGCGGCGGGTTCCTCACGGTCCTGTCCGACGTGGCGGCCATGGCGGCCAAGGTCACGGCCTCCCCGGAGGCCCAGGAGACGTTCCGGGCCCTGTTCGAAACCCTGGCGGCCATCGGTCACGCCGTGGGTGGCGTCCTGGGTGCAGCGCTGAAGGCGGCCATGCCGCTGCTGAACACCTTGGCCACCACCCTGTCCGGTCCGATCCAGTCGGCCGTCCAGGTCCTGGCCCCCGCGTTCCAGCAACTGGCGACGCTCTTGGGTACGGCCTTGGCCCCCGTGGTCAAGATCGTGAGTCAGGCCCTGGCCATGATCTTGCCGATTGCGGCGAATCTGATAGCGCAACTGGCCGGTGCCCTTGGGCCCATTCTGGTGACCGTCGGCCAGCTCCTGGGGCAGATCGGCGCGGCCCTGCTGACCGCCATTCGGCCAATTCTGGCCCAGCTCCCGGGAATTCTGGCCCCCATTCTGGGCGTCGTCCAGAAACTCCTTCCGATTTTCGCCCAGATAGCGGCCCAGCTCATTTCTGCCTTGGCTCCCGCCTTGGCGCAGATAGGTGCCGCCTTTGGTCGTCTGCTGGTAGCCGCGGGCCCCCTTATCACGGCTTTGGGTCAATTCCTGGCTAAGGCCCTCCAGGGTCTAATGCCGGTGATCACTTCCGTGATCGGAATTGTCGGCAAGATCGCGGGTGTTCTGGCGTCCCTGGCGTCCAAGTACATCAACGGGATTGCCATTCCGGCCATCAAGATGATCACGCGGCTGTTCCAGGGCGATTTCAAGGGAGCCCTGAATTTCGCGCGACAGCTCCTGTCGAATCTGGGTTCATTCTTCGGGTCCATCTTTTCCAAGATTCGGTCCGTGGTGAGTTCCGGAGTTTCGGCCGTGGTCGGGTTCTTCCGGAATCTGGGGTCCCAGGCGTGGAGTGCGGTCAAGTCGATGGGGTCCAATGTGGCCAGTTCGGCGGCCAGTGCCATGAAGTCCTTGGGGTCCAAGATATCCAGCGGCGTGTCTACGGCCGTCGGGTACGTGAAGGGCCTGCCGGGCAAGGCCAAGGCGGCCCTGGGGAGCCTGGGTTCCACCCTGCTGGGAGCCGGAAAGTCTCTGATTCAGGGCTTTATCAACGGCATTAAGGGCATGATCGGGAGCGTCAAGTCCACCCTGGGTGACCTGACATCCAAGCTCACGTCTTGGAAGGGTCCCCCGGCCAAGGACAAGCGCATCCTGACCCCGGCCGGCCGTTTGCTGATTCAGGGTTTCATCAAGGGAATTGACGGGACGACGGCCCAACTCCGGTCCAAGCTCCAGTCCATTACCAAGTTGCTGCCCAAGTACACCAAGAGCGGCGTGGTAAAGAGCCTGAAGGCGTCCACGGCCCAGCTCAATGCCCTGGTGTCCAAGCGCGATGCCGTGACCAAGCGGCTGGAGGCGGCGGAAAAGCGCCTGGCGGATGTCCGTAAGAAGTATGACGAGACCCGGACCTCCATCCGGGACGGCATTCTGTCGGGTGCGAATATCACCCAGGGCGGGGAGTCGGGAGCGGCCGTCACGGTCCAGTCCATCACGGACAAGCTGAAGGCTGACATGTTGGCCGCAAAGAAGTTCGCGGCGGACCTGGCCAAGCTGAAGGCCAAGGGACTGTCTGATTCGCTCCTGGAGCAAATCGCGTCGGCCGGAGTGGACGGGGGCGGAGCATATGCGGCGGCCCTGGCGGATGCGTCCAACGCTCAGATATCTGAGCTGAACAGGACGCAAAAGCAACTGGAGGCGTACGCCGGTAAGGCTGGCACGGTCACGGCGGATGCCCTTTACGGCTCCGGAGTGCACGCGGCGGAGGGCCTGGTAAAGGGCCTGAAGTCGCAGGAAAAGGCAATCGAAAACCAGATGTTGAAGATTGCCAAGTCCATGGAAAAGGCCATCAAGAAAGCGCTGGGAATCAAGTCTCCGTCCCGCGTTATGGCCAAGGTGGGCAAGTGGATTCCGGCGGGCCTGGTCCGTGGAATCGAGGGCGGTAAGCCCAAGGTGGACCGGCTGATGGACCGACTTGTCACGGTGCCCTCCGTGGCCACGGTGAAGGCGGGTGCCCTGGTCCCGAACGGGGTCATGGCTGGAGGGTCAGAACATGTTCCGACCACCTCCGCCGGGGTCGTCATCGAGAACTATCACGCGGGTGGTCTGACTGCTGGTCAGGTTGCCCGGGAGCTGGAGTGGCGCATGAAGGCAAGGGGGTGACATGGCCGGGGACCTGGTGACCCAGGACGGCCAAATCCAGTTCGGGGGCGTCCTGTTCGGTGAGACCACGGAATTCGTGGGTGACCAGCTCACCGGATGGGATGACCTCCCGGACCTGGACGTGGGTTCCGTGCCCATGCCGACGCAACACGGCGCGTGGCCGGGGGCACTCCTGGCGGGCGTGCGGGAACTTCAGTGGGACTTCACGGTCCTGCCGGATGACCTGGCGACGTTCCCCCAGCTCCTGGCCCGGCTCCGGGCGGCCACGGCTCCGACGCCGGATGAACGGGAGCTGGTGGTCCAACTGGCCGGGGCCCGACGGCTGATGCGTGCGCGCGTCATCCGCCGGGCCCTCCCGGCGGACCGCCAGTACACCAAGGGGGAGCCCTCCGGCTCCATCGTCTGGCAGTGCTCCGACCCGCGCCGGTACTCCGTGGAGGAGTCCGTGGCGGGGACGGCCCTCCCGTCCCGTGAACCGGGTCTGGGGTGGTCGGGGGCCCCGGCCAACCGGATGTCCGCCGGACAGGCGGCCGGTACCGGCCCGCTGTATCAGTGGTGGTCGGAGAACAACGATCCGGTGATTACCGGTGACGGGACCGGCCCCGCGTCCGTCCAGGCCCTCACAGAGGGCCGGGAGCTGGGGTGGTCCGTGACCAACCCGAACGGGGATTACGGCTGGCCGGTCAAGGGCGGGGAGCCGGTGGTGTTCACCAACGCCCTGGCCCCGGTCGTGGGCGGCGTGACGGTCCTCAACTGGTGGGGGCCCAATCACACGTTCCTGGACCAGTCGGTGGGCCTGGCGGGTCTCGGCACGCTCTCCGTGACGGCCCCGGCGGGGGCGGTGAGCGTCCAGCCCATCGTCTCCTTCCCCACGGCCATGGCGGCCCCGGTGCCCATCGGCACGGCAAGCCTGACCATCGGCACCGGGGAGGGCCTGGCGTACCCGCTGGACTGGGGGACGCCGGGGTCCACTGGAAGCGTGGCCCCCGTCAACGCGGGGGACGCTCCGGCGCATCCCGTCGTGGAGTTCCGGGGGCCGGTGGTCCGGCCCAAGCTCACCCAGACGGCCACGGGCCGGGCCCTGGAGTACGACATCACTTTGACGGAGAGCGATGTCCTGACCGTGGACACGGCCGCCGGAACCGTGCTGCTGAACGGCACGGCGTCCCGGCTCTACACGGCCACCAGGGCCAGCCATCCGGAACAGACGTTCACGCTGGAGCCGGGGGAGACCCCGATGACGTTCCGGTGTGCCAACCAGTTCTATGACCCGGCCGCATCCGTGACGGTCCGGTGGCGCAACGCGTATTGGTAACAGAGAGGAACGCCGGCTGTGACGGTTCGTAGTGGATGGCTGCTGAACAGGGACTCCCAGGGAGGCGGCCAGTCCCGGGAGGACACCCGCGTGGTCCCCACGGGGACGATGTTCCCCCAGGGGGAAATGACGGTCCGGGGTGGCGTCATCCCCGGAGGTGACCCGTTCAAGCTCACGTCCGCCGGGGCCATGGAGGCCACGGTGGGCGTGGGCCGGGCGGTCCTCCAGGGCACGGCCGCCCAGGGGGCCTATCCGGTTGCCGTGACGGAGCCGGAGACGCTGACTTTCCAGGATGGCAACGCCCAGTTCCCGCGCAAGGACTCCGTGGTCCTCCGGGTCCAGGACTCCCCGTACGACGGGTCCGGCAACGTCCGGGCGTACCTGGAGATCATGGTGGGCACGCCCGCCGCTTCCCCGACGGCCCCGACGGCGGAGGGCACGGCGGAGAAGCTGTACGAGGTGACCATCCCGGCGGGGGCGTCCGCCGGTACGGGTGGTATCGACTGGGCCACGGCCGTGGCGGACCGGCGACGGTTCACCACGGGCCTGGGCGGCATCATGGCGGGTGGCTGGACCTCCGGATACTCCGGGTCGTACCCGGGCCAGTACCGCGACAACGCGGGCGTACTGGAGCGGTGGAACGGGACCTCCTGGGAACCGCGTCTCCGCCTGGGGCCGTCCGGCCGCCTGGAGTTCGCGGACGTTGTGGTCCAGCGGGCATCGGACGGGGCCCTCCAGGTGGAACAGGCCGTCTACTCCCAGCGGACGGCGGCCTCCGATTACGCATTCTCCGCCAAGCCCGTGGCGGACACGTACGACCGCATCCGCATCAACGCGGACGGCGCGATCAACTGGGGTCCCGGAACGGCCGCCCGGGATACCAACCTGTATCGGGCCGGGGCCAACCTCCTGAAGACTGACGACAACTTCGAATGCGCGGCGGCCGTCACCACCACGGGTGTGACCGCAACCTCCGGGTGGAGTGTCTTTCAGCAAAACCTCCGGGTGCGCGCGGGCGTGTCCGTGGTCGTCCTGGGGTTCACCCGGACCGGCGCGGCCGTGTCCATCCCGGCGTCCGGCAACATCACGCCGGACGTGGTGATTGGCACCGTGCCCGCAGCGTTCCGGCCGCCCATGGACCTGTACCTGGGGGCGTCCACGGGCGTGGGTGACGGGTCGGTCCGCGTGGACACGGCCGGAAACGTGGAGCTGCTGTCCTGGACGCCCTCCGCGTCGATTGCCACCAGTGCCACGCTCAGGTTCACGTACACGTTCATCAAGTAGGGAAGGGGCCGCATGGCACCGCTGTATCGGCTCCTGTTCGCGGACCTGGTGACGGACCAGCTCCTGGACGTACTTCCCGTCCAGGGCCTGGGGTTTGACGACTACATAGGCAAGACCGGGGCCATGTCCGGCAAGATCCCGGTCCCGGACAAGGGGATGGCGGACCGCGTGCGCGCGGCTGTCGTCCCCGGCCGGACGGCCGTGTGGGTGGAGCGCGGCGCGGACATCTGGTGGGGCGGCATCGTGTGGACGATGACCCCCTCCGTGGACGACCGGGGAGCGGTGAGCGTCGATATCACGGCGGCCACCTTTGACAGCTACCTGGACCGCCGGGTGGTGTTCACGACCCAGACCTATGCCCAGGTGGACCAACTGGCCATTGCCCGGGGCCTGGTGGGGTACGCCGCGTCCCTGGACAAGGGAGACCTGGGGTTCCAGATGGACACCCAGCTCTCCGGCGTCCTCCGGGACCGCACGTACCCCGCGTCTGAAGTGCACCGGGTCCGGGAGCTGTTGGACGACTTGGCGGCCGTGGACAACGGCTTTGAATGGCGCGTCCAGGTCTACCGGGACCACGCCACCGGGGCCCGCGTGAAGCGGCTCCAGTTCGGTTACCCCAAGATCCAGGTGGGGGCCCAGCCGGTCATGTTGACGTACCCGGGCAACGTGCTGTCCTACTCGATGCCGACCGACGCCACCGGCATGGCGAACGTGTGGCAGTCCCGGGGCGCGAACGTGGACACCACCGTGGACGCCCAGGGCGGCCCGCTCCTGTCCACCGCGTGGCTCTACACGGACCGGCTGAACGCGGGTTGGCCCCGCCTGGACGGGACCTCCGATTACAACTCCGTGAGCGTGAAGGGCACCCTGGACAACCACGCCAAGGCGGACCTGGCCAGGGCCCGGAACGCCACCACGATTCCGTCCGTGCGCGTCCGCCTGGACGGAGAGATCACCCCGGCCCTGATAGGGGCACGGGCCCGGCTCCGCATCCGGGATGTCTGGTACGCGGACGGCCTGGACGCCACGTACCGCGTGGTGGGCCTGAAGGTGGACCCGGCGGAGCGGGGCCGGGAAGAGAGCGCGGAACTGTACCTGGAGGCGACGTAATGGCGACGGTCCCCCGTGACATCACGGACCGAATCAAGGACCTGGAGCGGGCCGTCCGGGAGCTGTCCGGCGCGGCCAACCGGTCCCCGGCCCTGACCGCCATCAAGAACGGCCCGGTGGTCGTGAGCGGTCCCGGCTCCCTGGACGTGGTGGACGCTTCCGGCCGTCTGCGGGTCCGCATCGGCGTCCAGGCGGGAGACAAGACGCTCCAGGTATGGGACGCGGCGGGAACGCTGGTCCTGTCCCAGTGACGTAACGCTCCGTGGACGGCCGGCTGAGCAGACAGTAACCGTCACCAGTTAATGACTTTGGCCCCGTCGGCCTCAACGGCGGGGCCATTCCTATGCGTTGAGGGAGATCAACATGGGTGAAGTGTGGGTCAAGGAAGCGGAGAGATGGGGCCGGGGAAGCATCGGCGGAGACATGGACTCCCCGGGCCGCCCGCCCCGTGCCGTGTGGCACACCACGGAGTCCGGCAACGGGTCGGACGCCACGTTCAAGGCCGTGGCGGACTACCTGGTCCGCATCGGTGCGGAGCCCCATTTCCTGTACGACCCGGTGACGGACCGGCTGGCCCAGTTCGGCCCGCTCACGGAGTCGGCCAGGGCCCTGAAGAACGACGGGGGCACCCGGACCAACCGGACCGGCCGCGTGTGCATTCAGGTGGAGGTCATGGCCAGGGCGGCCAAGCCCTTCACGTCCTACTGGCGGCCGGGGAAGAACTTCCGCGCGATGATGCGCGCCATACGGAGCCACGGCGTCCCGGACGTGTGGCCCGCCGGGAAGCTGGCCGCCCAGTACGGCGACGGACACCGGCCCCGTGACGTGTGGCTCACCCGGGGCGGCCACTACGGACACAGCAACGTCCCGGGGAACGATCACTGGGACCCCGGAGCGATCGACAAGGCGGCCCTGTTCAAGGCGGCCCCGACCGGCTCCGGCGGAGCGCACGCGGGCCCGTCCAAGGTCCGCCAGGTGACCGTGAAGGCGGGCCAGACCCTGGGCAAGATCGCGGCCAGCGCGGGCCTGACCCTGGCGGCCCTGCTGGCTCTCAACCCCCAGGTGAAGGACCCGGACGTGGTGCACCCCGGAGACCGGATCACGGTCCCGGCGGAGTCCAAGCCCACGACCCCGGCCAAGCCCAAGCCCAGCACCCCGGCCAAGCCCAAGCCCCCGGCGTACCCGGGCGCGTCCAAGTTCCGGCCCGGTGCCGTGAACCAGTACGTGACCCAGCTCGGGGAGGCCCTGGTCCGCAAGGGGTACGGCCGGTATTACGCCCTGGGGCCGGGCCCTCGGTGGACGGAGAGCGACCGTAAGGCCGTGGCCGCGTACCAGCGGGCCCAGGGCTGGACCGGGACCGGGGCCGACGGCTACCCGGGCCCCAAGACGTGGGAAAGGCTGATGCGGTGAGCGAGCGGGAAGACCTGGGGGGCGTCACCATCGGCGCGCGTGAGATCTATGACGCGGTGGTGGCAACCCGGGAGGACGTGCGTTCCCTGACCCAGACGCATGAGTCCGTGGCCCAGACCCTGACCGATCATGAGGACCGTCTCCGGGGCCTGGAGCGCTGGAAGTACGCCCTACCGGTGGCGGCCGTGACCTCCGCCGGGACGCTGATCACGGCGGCCCTGAAGGCCACCGGCAAGGTCTAGTCACGGGCCCCAGTGGATGGCGGGGACATCGTTCCCCGCTCTCCACCGGCATCACGTAACGCGACGGCCGGCGGAGCGCTCCGTAATCAGGAGGGCCCCATGGCCAAGCACGTGGCGTTGATCGGCAAGTCCCGGTCCGGCAAGGACACGGTGGGCCAGATGCTGGTCCGGCACGCCGGGTACACCCGCCTGGCGTTCGCGGACGAACTGAAGCGGGCGGCCCTCCGGCTGGACCCGTACATCCCCCTGGCCCCGGCCCGCGTGAGTGTCCGTCTCTCGGATCTCATCCGGCGGGTGGGGTGGGAGACGGCCAAGGACCAGTTTCCGGAGGTCCGCCGCGTCCTCCAGGAGTACGGCCAGTCCGTCCGGGAGCTGGAGCCGGAGTTCTGGGTCCGCCCCGTGGTCGGCCAGGTCCGCCAGGGGACGGAGTGGAACATGCCGTGTGTGATCACGGACGCCCGGTACCTCAATGAGGTGGACGCCATCCGGGCGGAGGGCGGCGTGATCGTGCGTGTTGAGCGGCCGGGGGCGGGCCTCCAGGGGGAGGCGGCCCGGCATAGCTCGGAAACGGAGCTGGACGGCCTGGAGCCGGACCACGTGCTCCGCAATGACGGGGGCCTGGTGGACCTCCTGGAGGCCACGCGGGCCCTGTATCGACAGATTGGAAGCTGAATGCTTGACACCCTGCTGAATCTCGTCAAGGACAACCCGGTCCGCGTCCGCGCGGCCGTGGGTGCGCTCCTGGTCCTGGTGGGCCAGTACGTACCGGCCGTGAAGGAGCTGGCCGGGAGTGAGGCCGTGGTGGACGGCGTGACGCTGGTCCTCCTGGTCCTCCTGGGAGAGTCCGCGTCGCGCAAGGTGGCGGCCAAGTACAACCCGGCGGAGTAAGGACCGTCCGGGAGGGATGCCAATGGGGCCCCATTCGTCAGACACTGGTCTGGCGGGTCGGGCCCCTTTTTACGTTGTCCTAACGGGAGTTGAACCCGCGCGGGTCTGATCTTGTGGTAGGTTCCCGCAAGATCAAACCACGACGACGCCCCCCACAGGAGTCCACGATGCCCTTTGGTAAGGACGGCCCCAGAGTGCTGGCGGCCATCGAAACGGTCTGGGAAGTGCTCCAGGAGAGCCACCCAGAGTTGCCGGACGTGTACGTGATAGTGGACCGGGCCGGAGCCCGCCACGCCCTGGCCTGGCCGGAGAACCTGGAGCCGGACATGCGGCCGGAGCTGCCCATCCACCAGGACGCCATCCGGGCCGGTGCCCGCTCCACGCTGGAGGCGATTCTCCACGTGGCGACGCACGCACTGTGTCACGTGCGGGGGATCTCCGAGACCAGCAACCGGGGGATGCGCCATAACAAGCACTTCCGCGCCGTGGCGGAGGAGCTGGGCATGAAGTGGCCGGAGGGGGAGCCACCCCACCCCACCAAGGGGTTTTCACCCGTCCCGCTCACGCCGGAGGCCGTGAACGGATACGGCCCCCCTGCTCACTGCCCTGGGCCGCTCCCTGGACGGGGTGGTCCTGGGCGTGGAGGAGCACGACGGCCAGGCGGCGGCGGCCAAGGGCAAGTCCGGGTCTCGGATCACCCTTCAGTGTGAGTGCACAGACCCGCCGCGCACGTTCCAGATCGGCCCGCGCATCGCGTCCCTGGGCGGGATCACATGCAACGTGTGCGGCGCGGAGTTCACAGAGAAGTGACCACGGGCGGGGCCTCCGGCGATACGGTGGCCCCGCTTGTTCGAGACAAGGGGAAACGATGGCCAAGGCGGCTAAGTGGGAGACCACGGCGGAGAGCATCCGCCAGGAGATCCAGGGCGGGACGTACGCCGGGGGCGTGGGCCTGGACGTGGGGGAGCTGGCCGACAAGTACGCGACCACCAAGCCCACGGTGGGCAAGGCCCTGGAGGCCCTGGCCGGGGACGGCCTGGTGGTGAAGAACGGGGACGCGTGGAACGTGGCGGAGGGCCTGTTCCCGGCGGAGTCGGCCGACACGGAGAGTTCAGCCGGCCGTGACGCTGCGGAGCCGGAATCCGCGGTGGCCGTCCAGGAGTCGGCGGAGGAGCTGGAGGCCCGCATGGCCGCCAAGGCGGAGGCCCGGGGGAACGGCCGGGAGCTGGCGGTCCCGGAGGCCCCCACGGTCCTGGAGGGCCGGGTGGTCACGGAGCACGTGGACCCCAACGCGGAACGGGCCCTGAAGCGTCCGGAGGTGGCCAAGGCGTACCAGGAGTCCAAGGTCCTGGGCCGGGAGTGGCTGGCGGCGGAGGGCCGGGCCACGGAGGCCAAGAAAGCCGTGGCGGCCAAGCTGGTGGAGCTACGCCAGATGTTCACGCACAAGGGTGACCCCGACTGGAACGGCCAGTCTGCGGAGTACCAGGCCCTGGCCAAGCTGCTGTATCAGGACATCGGTGCGGACGCGTCGGCCCAGCGGGCCATCCTTCACCACGTGGAGGACCGCAAGCGGGCCGTGATCCCTCCGGCCCAGTGGGCCAAGTTCGGGGTGGACGCCCTGACGCGCGGGGAGCGGGCGGGCCTGGAGAAGAAAGCGGCCAAGGCCCTGACGACCGTGGCGGAGACGGCCAAGGCCACGTCCGGGGAGGCCCGCAAGGGCAAGGCCACCGGGCAACAGTTGGTCACGCTCATGTCCCGCATTGACCAGGGCCTGGCCGTGTTCTCCACGACATCCCTCCGGGTCCTGTCCAAGGCGGAGCGGCGGAAGTTCGCGGAACAGGCCAGGGAGGCCAAGGAACGCGCGGAGGCACTGTTGAAGGAGCTGGAGGGCCTGGAGGACTAACAGGCCGTCAGAAAAACTCGAGCGCGGACGCCAGACGGACCGCTCTCACTCTGGGCCCCGTTCCGATCACGGAGCGGGGCCCTTTCGCGTTCCCGGGGGCGGAAAAAGTGCCCTGGGGACCTACTTCCTTTTAACCGCGTCAGAGAAAGAACAACCCCAGGGCACTTTTCTTGCCCCCTGGGAGGGCCGGTCACGCGCCCCAGTGGATGACCCCGCAAGCGAGAGACGCGCGGCCCCTGGCGGGCCGCTGAGCGGGCGGAGACCCAGTGGCAGCACTGAACACATTCAAGCGCGGAGACTCCCGGTTCTACGTGGACCCGGAGAGCGGGGAAAAGGCCCCCGGCGTGACCAGCATCCTGTCCATGCTCCCCAAGGGATTCCTTCCCTACTGGTACGCCAAGGTGGTGGCGGAGGCGGCCGTGGAGAACATCGGCCCCCTGGTGGGCCTGGCCATGAACGACAAGTCCGGGGCCGTGGACTACCTGAAGAACGCACCCCGCCGGTTCACCAAGACTGCGGCGGACATCGGCTCCGACGCACACGACGTGTTCGAGCGGCTGGCCCGGGGCGAGAACGTGACCCGCGTCCACCCGGACATCCGGCCGTTCGCGGACCACTTCCGGGAGTTCCTGGAGACCGTCCAGCCGGAGTTCCTGTTCCTGGAAGACGCCGTGTGGAGCGACGAACACAACTACGCCGGGTCGTTCGACGCCATCGCGCGCATTGGCGGGGAGGTGGTCATGATCGACTGGAAGACCACCCGCTCCGGTGTGCATGAGGAGGTGGCCCTCCAGCTCTCCGCGTACGGCAACGCGGACCGCATCGTCCGGGCCGACACGGGGGAGTCCGTGCCGGTGCCGCACATCGACGCGGCGGCCGTCCTCCACGTCCGGCCGGAGGGCTGGAAGCTGGTCCCGGTCAGGTACGCCCCGGAGCTGTTCCAGATGTTCCTTACGCTCCGCCGGGTGTTCGACTGGGAGCGGGAGATGAAAAAGGGCGTGATCGGCCGTCCGGTGGCGTCGGGCGGAGAGCTGGTCACGGGTACCCAGCGGCGCGCGTAGCGCGGACCAGGGAGGCCGTCACGGCCCCCAGTGAATGAACCCAGCCAAGGGGCCCCGGGAGCCGGGGATGACGACGCCAACGCGTCGCGTGAAGAACCGGCCCCGGGGCCCTTGTGCTGCCCAAATTCCAAGCGACTCCCCAAGATGAGGAGAGCCCAAGTGGCCCGCACTCTGCGCGTGTTCGACAACGACCCCGACGCCCGCCCCAAGGTCTACAGCTCCGATTTCGTCGGCCGGTTCCGCGCCGGTATGCAGATCAACAACCGGCCGGTGGCCCTGAAGGCGTGGCGCATCACGACCGGTGACCCGGACGTGGGCAAGGCCGTGGCGGAGCTGTACGGCGGGACCCCGGAGGAGTGGGAGACCACCAAGGACGACGCCCTCCAGGTCCTCACGGACGCGGACGCCATCAAGGTGGTGGTGGACGGCCCCGACGCCGTTTCCTTCCGCATGGCCCTGTACGGCATGACCGGGAAGCCCATCCACGCGTGTGACGGCGTGGAGTTCATCGACACGGAGGACCCGCGCGTGGGCCAGCCGTGTGGCTGCCCCCAGACGCTCCAGGAGCGCAAGGCGGCGGCCAAGGCGGGCCACGGTCCCAAGCCTGACCAGCGCGTGGAATTCCGGCTGGCCGATGACCCGGAGCTGGGCAAGTTCCGGCTGATGACCGGCTCCTGGGAGTTCATGAAGTCCATCGAGACCGTGTGGCGGGAGCTGGAGGCCGTCGGCGGCCGGGCCCTCTGCACGCTCCGCCTGGAGCTGGTGGAGTTCACCACCAAGTCCGGCATTGACGTGTCGTACCGCAAGCCCGTTCTTCAGGTCCACGGGCGCGTCCCGGAGGACATCGACGCGGCGATCCCGTCCCTGTCCAAGTTCGCGGAGGAGCCTCCGTTCTAGTCACGGAGCGTTCAGCCGGCCGTCTACGCACGGTCACGGGGCCAGGTCCATCACGGGCCTGGCCCCGACCCATACCCAAGGCACAAGAGGAGAGCACACCCATGGGCAAGCGAGGAAACATCCACGACTTCACCGGGGCGGAGATCCGCAAGGACGACACGGTGGTCTATGCGGCCCGCCGGGGAAACGGCGTCCGCATGACGGAGGCCGTGGTCCTGGACACGTACACGGAACAGTTCAAGGGCCGCACGATTCCCATGCTGAAGGTCCGGCCGACCGGGCGGGAGAGCGGGTTCGTCAAGCGGACCACGTACCGCGTGGAGACCATCGTGGCCGAACACGTGGCGGTCACCATCCCGGCGGAGGTCCCGGCCGGTGTCTGAGCACACGGACCATGCGGTCATCGACTCCCAGGCGGCCCCGGCCCTGGGGGAGATCCGGGCCATGAAGGCGGGCGGGGTGGTCTACCTCCGCCCGTCGGCCAAGGAACGGGCCGACTGGCCCAGGTACATAGACGCCCTGGCCTCCGCCATGGCGCACGGCGTGAGTGTGAGGTGGGTCCGTCCGTGATCGTTGCTGAAGCCCTGGGAACGGCCCTGCTGGTCGTCCTGCTGTCGGCCGTCCTGTTCCTGGCCGGTGGCGTGGCGTACGTCGTCATCCTGGGCGTGACCCAGGCCGTGAAGTTCGCCCGCCAGTCGGCCCGGGAGAACACGGCCAAGGGGGTGCGCCGATGACCCGCGCGGAGGCCCTGGAGGCGGCCGTGGAGCACGTCACCAAGCTGGCCGGAGAATCCGCGGTGGGGTCCCCGTTCGGTACCGGCATCGCGGGCAAGGTGGACGCGGTGGAGCGGCTGGCCCTGTTCCTCCTGGAGGACGACCGGGAGGCCCCGCCGGAGTGAGCAACCCCAACAAGTCCAAGGGGACGGCCTGGGAGCGGGCCGTCCGCCACTTCCTGAATGAGGCCCTGGGCAAGTACGTGCCCGGGTGGCGGGACCTCCCGTACCCGTGGGTGGACCCGCACGACCCGGACAACGTGACCCGGCCCGCGCAACAGGGCGTCAAGGACGTGGGGGACCTCCACGCCCGGCCGTTCGTCCTGGAGTGCAAGGCGGAGCGGTCCATCACCCTGGCGGAGTACGTACGCCAGGCCAACCGGGAGGCGGCCCACGCCGGGTTCCCGTACGGCGTGGCCGTGGTGAAGGCTCCCCGCCGGTCCACGGCGGACGGATACGTGGTGATGGACCTGGCGACGTTCGCCCGTGTCCTGGACACGCTCCGCTCAGCCGGCCGCCACCCCCTGTAACGACTCACACCCCAAGCGGGCGTGTCACGGACCCCAGTCAACGGGTCTGAGACACGCCCGCTTTTGCGTTGTGAGGAGATCCGCCCGTGAAGGACTTTTCCCAGTTCCTGGCCCGCTTCCCGGAGGTGGTGGAGGAGCGCGGGGAGTACGGCGTCCCGTGCCCGGTGCACGACGACCAACGGCCCTCCCTGTTCTTCCGCCTGAAGGAGGACGGCCGGGTCCTGATGCGCTGCTGGGCCGGGTGCGACCGGGACGCCATCCTGGCGGCCCTGGGGATGCGTCCTGGGGACCTGTTCGACTGGACGCCCGGCAAGGGCGTGAAGGCGTCGGACAAAGCCGTGGCCGGGCCCCTGGCCCCGGAGCACGTGGCGGCCCTGGCCCAGTACGTGGACACCACCAACGTGGCGTTCCTGTCCGACCGGCCGGAGGCCGTGAAGGCCCGCCAGTACGTGGCCGACCGGTTCGGCCTCACGGCGGAGCGTGCGGCGGACCTGGGTGTGGGCGTGGACGCCCCCGGCGTGGACGACCGGTTCCCGTTCCGGTCCACGGAATACCTCCGCTTCCCCCGGGTGACCGTCCCCCTGTCCGACTTCAGGGGCCGCCCGCGTGGCCTCCAGGGCCGGGACCTGTCCGGGTACTGCCCGGCCCGGTGGCTGTCCGTGTCGTCCCCGGAGGGGAGCGCGTGGGCCAAGTACGGCGTCCTAACGGCCAACTCCGGGTTTGACACCGTGCTGGTCACGGAGGGCCCCGGGGATGGCCTCACGGGCGTGGCCGTCGGGTACGACGTGGTGATGGTCCGTGGCGCGGGCCTGGCCCGGAACGCGGGCCTTATCGCGGAGCTGGCGGAGGCCCTGAAGGACCGGGACGTGGTGATTGCCGGTGACCGGGACACGGCCGGGGCCCAGTTCACGGACGCCCTGGCGGACGCCCTGGTGATGGCCGGAGTCATGGTCCGGCGTCTGGAGATCCCGCACGCCGGGGACGACTTGACCGACTGGCGGAAGCGGGACCCGGAGGCGTTCCCGGGCCAGCTCCACGCGGCCGTCCGGCGGGCCCCGCTCCACGTCGTGGACCCGGAGCCGGTGTCAGAACATGTTCCGACGGAGCCGGAGCCGGAGGCGGACGTGGCCGTGTCGTTCCCGCTCACAGACCTGGGCAACGCGGAGCGTCTGTTCCGGCAACTGGGCGGACACGTGCGCATGGTGCCCGGGGCCGGGGTGTTCAAGTGGACCGGCCGCCACTGGACCCAGGTCCCCACGGAAGCGTTGTACGCGGACGTTCGCGCGGTGGTCCGGGCCATGAAGGGGGAGGCGGACCACGATCCGGCCAACCTGGCCAAGCACATAGCGCGGTCCCAGGACGCCAACAAGGTCAAGGGCATGGTGGAGATGCTGTCCAGTATCCCCGGCGTGTACGCGACGGTTGATCAGTTCGACGCCCGGCCGGACCTGTTGGCGTTCCGCAACGCGGTGGTGGACCTCCGCACCGGGGAGGCCCGGCCGCATGACCCGGCCGACATGAACACGTTTTACGTGGACGTGGATTACAACCCCCAGGCCCCGGCCCCGCGTTGGGAACGGTTCCTGAAGGAGTGTCACCCGGGGTGCGACTCCATGCCCGGGTTCCTCCAGATGCTCACCGGCTACGGGATCACCGGGTACGGCGTGGAACGGATCTTTGTCATGCACGTGGGTCCGACCACGAACGGCAAGACCACGTTTACGGCGGCCCTGGAGGACGTGTTCCGGGCGGCCGTGAAGCGGGCGGACGCGTCCCTGTTCCAGCGCCGGAAGGAGTCCGGCGGCCCGCGTGCGGACGTGGTGGGCCTCCGGGGCCGTCGGCTGGTGATCTCCAGTGAGTGGCCCGCCAACATGCCGTTGGACCAGGCCCTCATGAAGGCGGTCACGGGAGACCAGACCATCACGGCCCGGGGCGTGTACGCGAAAACGGAGATCACGTTCCGGCCGGTGTGCCTGGTCCAGGTGGACACCAATTACGTGCCGGACGTGGACGCCACGGACGCGGCCCTTTGGCAGCGCGTACGGGTCGTCCCCTGGAATGAGGACTTCAGGGGCCGGGAGGACCGTCACCTCCAGGCGACGCTACGCCAGGAGCGGGAGGGGATCGCGGCGTGGGCCGTCCGGGGCGCGGTGGCCTGGTTCCGTGAGTATGAGGCGGGCCGGGGCCTGGTGTTCCCGGAGGCCGTGGAGCGGCGTACGGCGCACTACCGGGACAGCTCCCACCCCCTGTCCGGGTTCATCGGGGAGGAGTACGTGGTCCAGGAGGGGAGCCACGTTCCCCGGACGGAGACCTGGGACCGCTACCGGTCCTGGGTGGAGGAGTGCGGCATCCGGCACCCCATGACCCGGAACAAGTTCTACGACGCGTTGCGGACGTTCCCCGGGGTGCGGGAGGCCAAGGTGAACGGGGCGCGCGTCTTGGCGAACCTGGCCGACTGCCGGGCCCTGTCACGGGGCCCAGTGGATGGAGGCAAGGCAGACGTATTCGGCCAGGCCAGAACGGTCTAGGCGTGCGCGTAGGGGGTCGGCCCGATTGGGTCGGCCCCCTTTCGCATGTCACGGACGGTTCGGCCGGCTGTCGCGCATCGTGACGGAGGGGACCCCATGAAGACGTACCGCCACACCCTGGCGGGGGACCAGACCACCATCCACGCCCTGGAGTCGGCGGACGACGCGGAGCGGGCCGGGCGGTGGCTGAAGGAAGTACAACCCAGGTCCCTGGCCCTGGACACGGAGACCACGGGCCTGGACACGTTCTCCCGGGGCCACCGGCTCCGTACGGTCCAGTTCGGTACCGGGGACACGGCGTGGGTCGTGCCGTTCGAGCGGGGCCCCGTGTTCCAGGAGCTGGCCCGGACCGTGGTCACCAAGTGCCCGGAGCTGGTCATCCATAACGCGGCGTATGACCTCCTGGTCCTGGACCGTCACGGCGTGGCCCCGCTGGAACAGGTGGCCCCGCGAGTGCGGGACACCAAGATCCTGGCCCACCTGTGCGACTCCCGCCAGGACTTTGAGGGCGGGGTGGGGATCTCCCTCAAACCCCTGTCCGCCTGGTACGTGGACCCGTCGGCCCCCGACACCCAGGCGGGCCTTACCCAGGTGTTCCGGTCGTACGGCCTCACCAAGGCCACCGGGTGGGCGGGTATCCCGTACGAGGATGAGACGTACCAGCGGTACGCGGGCCTGGACGTGCTGCTGGCCTACCGGCTCCGCCCCCACCTGGAGCGGTTGTGGCGGGAGCTGGGCATCCCGGAGACCCTGGTGGAGTTCGAACACGCCCTCATGACCATCTGTGCGGGCATGGAGCGGCGCGGGATGCTGCTGGACGTGCCGTACACGGAGGGCCTGGTGGACCGGCTGGAGGACGACCGGGCCCAGTACGCGGAGGTGGCCGCCCGGTACGGCGTGGAGAACGTGAACAGTGACCGCCAGGTGGTGGCCGCCCTCCAGGGCATGGGGGAGCGGTGGGAGGAGACGACCGACGGCGGGGCCCCGTCCGTGGCCAAGGACGTTCTGTTGCCCATGGCCGACATGAACGACAAGTGGGAGCGGCTGGAGATCCGGCGGCCCAACCCCTTGGCGGACGCCGTACTCCGCGCCAAGCGGGCGTCCAAGTGGCGCAAGTCGTACGCCCTGGCCATGTTGGACAACCGGGACTCACACGACCGCATCCACCCCAAGATCAACACCCTGGGGGCCAAGACTGGCCGGGCGTCCGTGTCGGACCCGCCGCTCCAGCAACTCCCGTCCAAGGGGTGGGAGATCCGGCGGTCCATCATCGCGGAGCCGGGAATGGCGTACTTCAGCGTGGACCAATCCTCCGTGGAGCTGGTGGTCCTGGCCGCCCTGTCCCAGGAGCCGCGCATGTGCCAGGCCATCCGGGACGGCCGGAACCTGCACGACTTCACGGCCACCCTGATGTTCGGGGAGGGGTTCACCAAGTACCAGCGTGGCCTTGCCAAGATCGCGGGCCTGGGCACGTCGTACCAGGGCGGGGCCAAGACCCTGGCGAAACAAACGGGCCTGGAGGTGGACGTCATGCGCGACACCCTGACCAGGTACGCCAGGGCGTATCCGGGGATCAAGCGGTGGGCCCGTGGCCTCCAGGCGCACGCCCTCCGCAACCGGTGCGAGATCCGGACGCCCTCCGGCCGCCGGTTGGTCCTGGACCGGGACAAGCTGTACAAGGCGGTGGCGTACATCTGCCAGTCCACGGCCCGGGACACCATGGGCCAAGCGCTCATTGATCTGGAGGCCAAGGGCCTGACCCAGTATCTGAATCTCTGGGTTCATGATGAGGTCCTGGGCACGGCCCCCGTAGGGGACGCGGAGGCCATCGCGCGGGAGGTGGCGGAGACCGTGCGCATGGACCTGTTCGGGGTCCCCATCAGCACGGATGCGGAGGTCTACGGCCGGACCTGGGCCGGTGGCTACGGCCTCCCGGCGGAGTGGGCCGTGGGGTAAGTATCGGCTGGCTGTACGCCTGAAGGTGGGTTTCCGTCATGGCGGAATCTCATCCTTCAGGCGTACATCCCGGGATCATGCTCGGACCCCAGAACGGTATCTGTGTATTAGCCATGATCATCATTGACGACCCGCGCGTGTTCATGTTCTGCTAAGGCATCGAACACGGAGCCGATGGCTCCGGTAGTTGAGGGGGGCCAGTCATGCGCACGCACCACAACAGGCGCGGTTTCCTGGTCCGTCATGGCGTCCGGCGAGTCCCGACGCCCTCCGCCCTCCGGCCGTTGAACCGGCGGGCCCGGACCGCTCTTTGGGTCGTCATCCCGGCCCCGCTCCGCAGGGTCAAGCGTCGCCCCCCGGTTGCGGCGGACGCGTAACTCTCTCCGGCATTCCGCCGCACCCGTCCCGTGACATTCCCCGGGGCGCGCATTCCACCCGCTAGACCCATTCCGTAACGGACGGCATTTGCCGGTCCGGCGATATCCCACACCCAAATCCAGGTAGCGCGGGCCCACTTGGCCACGCGGCGATACCTCACACCCACACCCAGGGTCGGAACATGTTCTGACCCTCCCCCGCCCGGGGATCACTGGGCCCTTTGATTCGAACAGGCGTGCGATTCCAGCCCCTGTCACGGCCCCCAGTGGATTCCCCCGAACCGGCCGACCCGGCCGCATCCAAGGGAGAAACCCAATGCTTGACGCTGCCCTGATTCGTGCTGCCCAGAACGGCGACACGGCGGCAAAGTCCCAGGTCCTGGAGTCCCTGGAGGGACTGATCTTCCGCCTTGCGGAGCGGCGGGCCGCTCAGACGGCGGGCCAGTCCGGGGCCTACGCGGAGCGACTGGAAGACCTCCGCCAGGAGGGCCGCGTGGCCGTCCTGGAGGCCCTGGCCGTGTACGACCCGGAGGGCGGGGCCAAGTTCTCCAGCTACGCCCACCACCGAATCCAGGGGGCCATCTTTGACGACGCCAACACGGCCGGAGCGGCCAGTGTTTCGGCCGACGCCGTGGCGACGTTCAAGGGGTGCCTGGGTGTGGTCGGCGGAGACATGGAGGCGGCGGAGTACCTGGCAACGGTCCTCCCCGGAGCCGGTCACCGGATGAGTCCGGCCACGGCCCACCTGGTCCGCCTGGTCCTGGAGGGCGTGGAGTCCCTGGACGCCCCCGCCGGTCGTGACGCGGAGGGCCAGTCCCTGGGGGACACGCTGCTGGACCCGTACGGGTACGGCGTGCCGGAGGACCTGGTGGAGCCGTCGGACCTGGCCCGCCGGGACCGGGCGCGGAAGCGGGCCCTGGCCCATGCGCTCCTGGAGACGCTGAACGGCAACGCGGACCGCATCGTCCGCATGGTCTACGGGTTCAACCCGGAACCCCACCTGTACGCGGGATACGACCGGGACGGCCTCCCGGTGCCCGACCACTCCGCCATTGCGGAGGTCCTGGAGATCACGGTGGCCACGTCCCGCCAGACCCTGAAGCGGGCCCTGGACCGGATGCGCAAGGCCGTGGAGACGCTGGAGCTGGAGCCGGAGGTGGCGGCGTGAAGGGCATCGACATGGCGGCCGGAGAGCGGGTCCAAGTCATCCGACTGGACGCGGAGTTCCTGGAGTTCATCGTGACCAACCCGGAGGGGGAGGTCACGGCCACCGTACGGATGACCACGGCGCGGGCCGTGGAGCTGGGAGTGATCACGCGGTGACGACCGCCAGGAGGGACCGGGCGGAGCGGTGGAGCCCACGGAAGCGTCCACCCCGCCCGGCCCTCCGGGTGGCCCCGCGTCCTCCCCGGCCGGAGCCGTACGACCGCGCGGAGATCCTGGCCCGCTGGGCCGGGTGCGCCTACTGCGACGGACCGGCGGAGGAACTGGACCACGTGCTCCCGCTCGCACGCGGGGGCCGGGACGTGGCCGCCAACTTGGTGGCCGCGTGCCGTGACTGCAACGCAAGCAAGTACACCCACACCCTGGCCTGTTGGGCCACGCACGGAGGAGCGGTCCCATGCGTATGCGGTACATGACCCTGGAGGACGCCACCCTGGCCGGTGCCTCCATGACGGACCTGGACAGGGACCTGGAGCTGGACGCGGACGCGGAGGACGCGGAGCTGGACCCCTGGGACCTGGCCGACTGATCTACGGGCCGTGACGGCCGGCTGAGCTGTAAGTAACCACGCGGAGGAGAGCGGGACATGGCGTTCAAGCAGACAAAGGAAGTGCGCGCGGACCTGGACGGGATCACCGGCCGGGCCAGGGCGTGGACGACGGAGCGGGAGCCGGGCGTCATCAGCCTGGCCGTCCCTGGTGACCGGGTGACGATGCGGCCGGAGGACGCGCGGGCCCTGGCCCGGTGGCTGGAGGAACAGGCCGTGTCGGAGGAGCGCAAGGTCCCCACGGTGACGACGCGGACGGCGTACGGCCGAAAGGTGTGGAACTGATGGCGGAGACGTTCGGGTGTGACTGGGACGGGAACCAGGCCGTGACCGTGGACCACGACACGGAACACGTGGAGGTCAACCTCCATGAGGTGGGGGAGCCGGGCGACGCCACGTGTGTGTATCTGGCCCCGGAGGTGGCCCGGCGGGTGGCGCGGGCCATCACCCTGGCGTCGTTCGCGGTGGAGGGCCAGGACGTGACGGACGCCCTGTTCGTCTCCCCGGAGGCCCTGGAGGCGGCCACGCGGGCGGAGGGCGGGGTGGAGATGCCGGACGCCATACCGGTGGAGCCGTGCCCGGAGACCAACGTGGGATGCGACCCGGTGTGTCCGTCCCGGGAGGACTGCCGGGAGTCGGCCATGCGGGACCTGTTCCGGGAGCCGGACATGGAGCCGGTGCCGTACGCCCTGGTGGACGAACACCAGGACCGGGCGGACGCGTTCCTGGCGGCCCGGGAGCTGGCCGGGCCAGCGGCCAACCTGGACGACGTGCTGAAGCTGGCCGCGTTCCTGGAGAGTTGACGGAACATGTTCTGACCCGGAGGCCCCGGGCCTGGCGAGAATGCCGGGTCCGGGGCCTTTCGCGTTTCCCGGAGTTGACCCTAGCGGGTTCATGTGTGCATGATGGGGCCCCGCCGGGGAGACCGGCGGAGGTTAAGGAGAGAGCAATGGACATCAAGCTGGTTCACACGGGCGGCCGGGTCTGGTCCCTCACGGACAACGGGTTCATCTGGCACGCGTTCCGCCTGAATGAGGACGGCCAGCCGGTGGCCGTGTGTCGGAAGAACATCCGCCCGCGTGAGTTCGCCATCACCCATGACGCGTACTGGACCCTGGACAAGACCAAGGACACGCCGTTGACGGTCCCGTGTGACCGTTGCCGGGACAAGGTGGCCGCCCTGGAGGCCAAGGCCCAGGAGGAGCGGGAGACGGCCGTGGAGGAATCCGCGGTGGTCACCTCCGGCGCCAAGTACCAGGAGGGCCAGGAGCTGGAGTTCGTCCCGTCCCCGGAGCGCACGCACGGGACGTACATCCCGGCGGGGCCCGTGGTCGTCAAGCGCGTGGTGGACCACGGCCCGGAGGCGGAGTACCACCCCGGCGGCCGGTACACGTACGTGGTCCAGGTCCCCAACGTCCCCCAGGCCACCCAGGGGGCCGGGGAATCGGAGCTGGTCCCCCTGGTCCAGCCGGAGCCGGTGGCGGAGGAGCGGGCCCGCTACGTGGTGTTCGTGCCGGTCCTGCTGGGCGGCCGGGTGCGGGAGTTCAAGGTGGAGCTGGAGGCGTCCAGGCACTTGAACGCGGAGGTGATCCGGGACGTGAAGGCCAAGGCCGTGGAGTACGTCCAGGGCAAGGGCCTGGAGTGGGTGGAACACGCCCCGATGCCCTTGCATCACGCTCGCACCCGGTGACGGCCGGCTGAGCGCTGAGTAATCACGGGGCCCTGTCACTGAAGCGGACAGGGCCCCGAACCAGGAGACGAACCAAGGGAGTCGGAGACATGGCACGGAGCTGGACCACGGAACTGAAGCGGGCCCAGGCCCAGGGTGCGCGCATCGTGTGCAGCGTGGCCCCGTGGCGGGGGATGGACGTGGAGTACGTCCCGGAGCGGCGGGTGTGGATGCTGAAGGACGACGCGGCGGAGAACCCGGTCACCTTCACCGGGCGGGAGTGCCACGCGGTCGGCCAGAACGGCGGGCCGTGGGTCGTGGCCAAGTTGCTGCGGTTCTGAACTTGACCCTAGCGGGTTCATGTTCATAGAGTGGGGGCACCCCACCGGGAACGGCCCGGAGGGAGAACAGGGAGGAGAGTCCGATGGAGGCTCGAAAGCTGGTCTGCACCCGCCACGGCAAGGACTGTGACCAGGACGTGAAGCGTGCGCACACGTTCCGCTGGGTCCGCGTCGCCTGACACCCTTCCCGCCGGGGTCCCTGTCACTGAAGCGGACAGGGCCCCCGGCCCCACTCGAACGGAGAACACACGATGAACGCTCACGCTGAAGGTGCCACGGTCCGCAGCCTGGTCTACGGGTACACGGGCACGGTGGTGAAGGTGATCGGTCGGGACCACTACCTGGTCAACGCCCGCCGGGCCGATGGGGTGGAGGTCCCGGTGGAGGCACCGGGCGGCCACCTGGTGGCGGCGGAGTAGGAAGCGGGCAAGGGCCCCGTTCGGAGGAATCCGGGCGGGGCCCTTTCGCGTGCCCGGGGCGGTCACTCTCCGCTCAGCCGGCCGTCTACGGACTGTCACGCCTGGGTGAAAGGGCCAAGGATTCCCTGGGCCTTGGGGTCGCCGGGGCCCTACTCTCAACATATGAGTACCAGCATCGGGGAGCGGGTCCGGACCGTACGAAAGCGGCGGGGCCTGACGCAACGGGAGTTGGCGACGGAGAGCGGCGTGTCCGTCTCCTGGATTCGGCAACTGGAACAGGGCCTGAAGGAGGACACCCGACTGGAGACGGCCAGGAAGTTGGCCCGCGTCCTCCGGGTGGAGACCAGTTACCTGATGGCGGAGAGCACGGAGCCGGGGGCCGACGCGGCCACGGTGGACCGCTGGGCCTCCGTCCGTAAGGCCCTGGAGACCCCGGCCCGCCTGGACGGCCTGGAGGACGCCCCCACCGTGGCGGGCGTGAAGGACGCCCTGGACGCGGCCATGCCGTTGTTCAAGGGGGACCGGTTCGCGGAGCTGGGGACCGTCCTCCCCCGGTTGCTGCGGGAGGCGGAGATCCTGGCGGAGGTGGACCCCGACGGCCGCGCGGTCCGTGTCCGGCTCCTCCAGCTAACCGGGTGGCTGATGACCCAGACCCGCCAGTTTGAAGCGGCGGACCTGGCCCTGGGCATGTCCCTGGATATGTCGGCCGACCGGCTCCAGGGGGCATCCACGGTCAACACGATGTGCTGGCTACTCCTCCGCCGGGGGAAGCTGGCGGAGGCCCGGGAGCTGGCCGTCCAGTGGGCAGACGACACGGAGCCGCGCATGTCCCGCGCGACGCCGGAGGAGCTGAGTACGTGGGGATGGTTGCTCCTCCGCGTGTCCGCCGCATCGGTCCGGGACAACCGGCCGGGGGAGGCCCGGGACGCCCTCCGGCTGGCCCATTCGGCGGCCGTGGCCCTGGGTCGGGAGTACCAGCCCAGGGAGGACTTCCTACGCACGTTCGGCCCCACGACCGTGGCCCTGAAGCGGACCGAAAACGCGGGCATCGTGGACCAGCCGGACCGCGTGCTGGACCTGGCGGCCAAGATCCCCACGGACGCCCTCCGGCCCACGTCGAACAACCGCAACCGCCACCGGCTGGACGTGGCCGACGCGTACGCCAAGACACGCCAATATGCGGAGGCGGTGGGGGAGTTGACCACCATCTGGCACAACTCCCCGGAGTGGCTACCGACCCAGCGTTACGCCCGGGACATCCTGGGCCGGGTCATCGAAAAGCGGCGGACGCTCACCCCGGACATGCGGGTCCTGGCGGACGCCATCGGGGTGCCCTTGTAACGCCCGCTGGTACTTCCGCGCGACGGTCCGTCAAAGTGCCATTGAGGCACGGTCGTTCGTCTACCTACCGTGGCCGCATGGCTACGGACAACGACACGGGCCGTCACCTATCGGGGGCCGCCCGGGAGCATCTACAGCAACTGATGGCCCAAGCGGGTGACCGTGGTGTCCTCCGGCTGGCCGGTGGGTTCCTGACCCCGGCCAGGCTCCCCACGGCCCCGTCCCCCGGGGAGCCGTTGCGGTGGCCGCCGTGTGAGTGCTGGAAGTGCACCGGAGCGCCGGAACCCACCGTGACGGCCGGCCAAACGCTGAGTGATCGCGTAGCGGTGGCCAACCGGCGGAGCCGGAGGGGGAGAGTGTGAGCCCTTCCGTTCTGCGACTGGTGAACTGGCACTCCCACCCGGACCAGGGGGAGGGGGCCCCGCCGGTCCTCCATCAGATGATCTGTCGCACCCAGGGGTGTGAGGCCAGGTCCGAACCGGACACGGACTTTGAAGCGGTCCGCACGTGGTCCCTCCGCCACTCCGGCTCGAACACGGACCACCGGGAGTTCCTGGAGACCATAGTCCGGCCCTGGCGGAACGACCCCAAGGGGGTCGCGTGATCTGGCGTCTGGCCCTGCTGGCCACCGTGGCCGTGACCGTGGCCCTGTTCGTGTCGGCGGCCGTCGGCCCATAGACCCGCGCGGGTCCCGCTGTTTCCCGGCTCCCCGCCGTGGGGCCCGCGCGTTCCACGTCCGCCCCCGCCGCTCCCACCCGTGGACAGGTCGGCGGTGGGGGTGGACTCCTGGCCCGCCCATGTGCTCCCCCCGTGGCATGTGGGCGGGCCCTTTGCGTTGACTTTCGCAACGCTGTTGCGATTCTGTGACGGAAATCCGTTGGGTTGGTGACCCTAGCGTGTGCGACTCTGGACGGGAGATACATTCACCCCGCAACCATTTGGGGCCGCACCGTGCGCACTCGAACCCTGACCCTGGCCGCCCTGGCGTCCGCCGTGACCGCTACCGGAGTGGGGGTGGTGGCCGTCAACGGGGAGCCCGCGCGACGGCCTCCCGTGACCCAGGCGGACAGGGCCCCGGAGGGCGTGGACACCCCGGCCACGACCGGACCGGCCAACGGCCAGGCGGACACGGAGAGTTCAGCCGGCCGTCACGCTGCGGAAGCGGCCACCCCGGCGGCCACGGCCACGGCCAATCCGGCGGCCACGACCACGGCCACGTCCCCGGCGGCCACGGCCAAGGGCCGCCACGCCAAGGGTGCGGGGAAGCATCGGGCGGCCACGGCCACCCCGTCGGCCAAGCCCAAGGCCACCAAGCCCAAGGCGGCCAAGACCAAGCCCAAGGGCCGGACGGACACCAAGGACACGGCCAAGGACTCCAGGGTGGGCATATTCGGGGACCATGAGGCGGACGACCCCCTGAAGGACGGCGTGGAGCTGGTCGTCCCCGGGGACGCGGAGATCCCGGACGTGCTGTGGCCGTTCATGGCCTACATGGAGGAGCTGGACGTGGCCGGGGAGCCGGTGGTCACGGTCACGGACATGGCCCCCTGGACGGACGCCAACCCGGTCACGGTCACGGCCACGGCCACCGTGACGGAGGAGCTGGCGGTCACGGCCACGGTCACGTTGCCGGACACGGACACCCGGCCAGACCCGGAGCCGGTCGTGGCCACGGTCATGGCCACCGACCCGGCCACGGACGCCGTGTTGGCCACGCCGGTCACGGTCACGTGTGACGGCCCGGAGGACGTGGCCACCACCGTGGCGGTCACGGTCACGGACGTGGTGGAGGACGTGGCCCCGGACACGGAGGTCCCGGACACCCCGGAGGACGTGGCCACCGTGGAGATGGCCGCCCGGACGGAGGACCCGTTGTCAGTGCCGGATGCCATCCTGGCCCCATGACTGCACCCACCTGGTACCACGATGGCCAACTCTCCCTTGCGCGCGGCCGGATGCAAGACGCCCACGGCACACTCCGCCAGGTGGAGGGGGACGCCCCACCCGGCCCGGTCACGCCGGAGGTGACGGCCGCCAGGGAAGCGGCGTACCTGGCGGAGCTGGCGTTCGTGGAGCGTTTCGCGGAGCTGAAGGCGGCCAACGGTCGCGCGTGACAACGGCCCCTCCCTGGCGAACCGGGGAGGGGCCGTTCTGTGTCCGGGGTCAGGCGGCCAGGGCGGCCAGGTCCCGGCGGGCCGTCCGGGCGGACACGCCCACCAGGGCCGCGTACGTGTTCCCGTTGACCGGCTGGCCGTCGGCCTCCAGCTTGGCCACGGCCGCCCGGATCTCCTCCAGGGAGCGGCCACCCTTGGCCGGAGTCTTGGCCACCGGCTCCAGCTCCTCCAGGGGGAGGGCGTCCGACTCACCGGCCCCGCCCGTGATCACGGTGAGTTCAGCCGGCCGTGACCCATCGTGAACCGGCTCCACGTCCACCAGCTCCTCCACGGCCTCCGGCTCCGGGGTGGAATCCGCGGTGGCCTCCGGCTCCTCCACGGCGTCCTCCTGGGCGGCCTGGGCGGCCCCGTGGGCACGGGCAACCATGTGCATGATGTGCGCCACCACGACCGGGGGCACGGCCGACACGGCGGCCACCAGCCACGCGGAGGACTGGGCGTACCCGGCCGCAATCAGGTGGGCGGTCACCTGGGCGGCCAGGGCCAGGGCAAGGGCACCGGCGGCCCCCAGGATGGCCGTTCCCCGGCCGGGGGCACCCTTGGGGCGGGAGTCCACGAACATGGCCGCCACGGCCGCGTACACGGACACACACACCGGCATCAGCCACGCGACCCAGGGGGACCACCCGGCCAGGACGGCCAGGCTGTATTCACCCGGGGCGGACATGACCAGGGCGGCCCCCAGGACCGTGAAGGCGGCCGGGCGGGCGTACCAGGGGAGGGCGTGCGTAGACATGGGGATCTCCTGAAACGTGCGTGCGTGAAGTCTGGGAGGGGGCGGTCAGGCCGTGGCGACGGAGCGGCGGGGCCGCATCAGCGCGCGGAGGTTCGACACGTGGGCCCGAACGTCGGGGGCCGTGTAGTCGGCCGGGGCCAGCTCCTGGACGGCCTGGGCGGCCAGCTCCTGGAGGAACGGGGCCGGGGTGGTGCCCGCACACACCCCGCACTTGCCGGAGTCCTGACCGGCCGGGAGGAGACGGCCGCAACCGTCGGAGCAATCCGCGAACGTGCGCCACTTACGGCGCGGGGCCGGGAGTTTCCGGGTCAGGCGGTCGGCCACGATCTTGGCGGGGGCGTAGACCTTGCCGGGGAGGCCCTGGACCACGGCGTCCGTGATCTCCGTGGCGGAGTAGCCACGGGAGAGCCATTCAGCGGCCAAGGGGGCCAGGTCCCGGAGCTGGCGGCCGGAGAGCCGGAGACGGGCGTCCACGTCCTCCAGGCGGCCCAGGACGCGGACGGCCTCCGGGTCGGTCGGGATCTCCTGGTCTGTCTTGCTGCTGCCCTCCCTGGCGGCGGGAGCGGCCGGGGTCTGCACCGGAGAGACGGAGGGAAGGGAGGGTTCTTTCTTCAGGTCCTTAGAGACAAGATCCTTTACTCCCGTAGGGAGCGTTCCCGTCTCCGCGTTTCCCGGGCGGCCGGTTGCCGGTGATGCGGGAACCGGGGACTCCTCCGTCTGCGGGAGGTCATAGAGGGCCGTCTCCGTCCAGATACGGCCGGTCTCCGGGTCCTTGATGGTGAACCGGAAGTAGTACCCGGCGGCCACCAGTTCGTCCAGGGCGTTGGCGACGCCCTTACGGCCCACGCCCGGGTTGTTGTCGGCCAGGGTGCGAACGTCTTCCTTGGCCCCGTCGGGCAGAGAGATGAGGTGGAGCCACAGTCCACGCGCCGTAAACGACAGCTTGCGGTTCCGGGCCGTTCGGTTGGGCACCACCGTGAAGTCACGGTCATGCCGGGTACGATGAATACGCACTGGGAGGCTTCAGCTCCTGGTGTAATCGGCCCTGGTTTGGTGTTCCCGCACCGTGCCGGGGCCGTACTGGTATTAACGTGCGCGACGGTACTACGGGTCGTCGTACTTCCGCAAATCACGTTGACATCCGGTACGATGCCCAAGACGAAAACCGCAGATGAGGGGGCAAGGGTGCAAGGCCCTTACGTTGACGAATTCCTGGAGGCCAGGTCCAAGGACCCGGACAGAGACCCGGAGGCGGCCAAGCTGCTGGCCGCCATCGTGAGGCGTTACCAGGAGGGGGTGACCGGCCGGGACTGGCCCACGGCGCGGGTCCTGGGGGCCCTCATGCTGGAGGTGGCGGAGGAGTACAAGGACCACCCAGACTACGCGACCCGGTGGGAGGCCCCGTGAGCCCCACGACGCTGCCAGCCCAGCGGCGGGGCCGTCCTGGGTGCATCCGGCTGTACCTCCGTCTATCGCGCGCCACGGAGGAGTCCACGTCCATCGTTCGGCAGGAATCGGCCGGACGGGATGAGGCGGGCCGACGGTGGCCCGGCGTGCCCATCGTCGTGTACGTGGATGAGGGCGTGTCCGGTGGCGCGGAGCTGGACAAGCGGCCGGACCTGGCCCGCCTGATGCGGGAGTGGCAACCGGGGGATGTGGTCCTGTTCTGGAAGCTGGACCGCCTGGCCCGGTCCATGGTCCATTTCGTGGACATCATGCGCCTGGCCGAAAAGGCGGGCGTGGCCCTGGTGTCCATCGCGGACAACATCGACTTGTCCACGGATGAGGGCAAGTTCCTGGCCCACATCCTGGCGACGTTCGCGGAGTTCGAGCGGTCCCAGATCAGGAGCCGGACGGCCAACGCCCGGCGTCACATGATCAAGGTTGGCCGGTGGACGGGCGGCCGGGTGCCGTACGGCCTGAAGGCGGCCCCGCATCCGGATGGCGTGGGCAAGACGCTGGTACGGGACCCGTTCGCGGTGGCCATCATCCGGCGCATTTACGAACTGGTGATGGGCGTCAACCATCCGGAGGGCAAGGGCCTGGCCATCACGACCATTGCGGCCAGCCTCCAGGCGGAGGGAGTGCCCAGTCCCCGGGTGCACACCAGCACCAAGGCCAACCCGGCCCCGGCCGCGTGGTCGTCCAAGGCCATTCGCGTGATCATGGAGTCCCCTACCGTCGTGGGCCACGACACGGACCCCTATACGGGCCGGGTGATCCGTGGGGAGGACGGGAAACCGGTCCAGGTGTGGGCCCCGGCCCTGACCGTGGAGGAACAGGCCCAGGTCCTGGAGCGCATCGGCCCCAGCGTGAAGCGGGCCAAGGCGGGGGACCGTCATTGGCTGTACGGCGTGGCCGTCTGCGGGGTGTGCGGCGGGAACATGAAGCGGACCAACGGCGGGAAGTTCCAACCGGACGTGGTGATCTTCCGATGCCGGGGGACGCTGAAGGCTCCACACGGCAACGTGAGCGTGCGGGCGGAGGAGCTGGCCCGCTGGGTGGATGCCAAGGTCCTGGAGCGTCTGGGGCCCGGCCAGGCCGTCAAGCGGGAGTTCGTGGAGGGCACCGGACCCGCCGGGGACCTGGAGCGGCTGAAGGAGTACCTGGAGGAGCTGGAGGAGGACCGCAAGGCGGGTATGTACTCCGCCCCGGGGGCCATCGAACGCTTCCGCCAGTCGTACGCGGAGACCACCCGCCAAATCGCGGAGCTGGAGGCCAACCCGCCCACGGAGCCGGGGTGGCAACTGGTCCCCACCGGGCGGACGTTCGCGGAGGAGTGGGCGGCCAAGCCCCTGGCGGAGCGGGGCCGGTACCTGTTCGACGCGGAGGCATCCGTGGCCGTCCGGCCGCCGGAGGTCAAGCGCACCGTGGAGCCCCTGGACAAGCGATGCACGCTGGACCTGGGGGAGCTGGAGGACATGGCCCTGGAGCTGGAGTCCGTGGTGGCGGACGCGATGGAGTGACACGGCACACATGAAGGAGGGTCGGCCCCCGCCAAGGGACCGGCCCTCCTTTGCGTTGCGTCACGGCCGGCTGAGCGGAGAGTGACGGAACGGGGTCCCAGGGGGCGGAAAAAGTGCCCTGGGACCCTTCTTTCTTACGTACGTCTTTAGAGAAGAACAGGCCCAGGGCACTTTTCTTGCCCCCTGTCCCTGGCGGGCCCGGAGGGCGGCCCCTGGCGGGTGTCACGGCCCCCAGTTAATGAGAGTGAAGGCGGGCCACCGGCTCACGCTCCAGCGTCTGACGTGGAGGTGGGAACGGGCCCGCCGGTTGGCTCCTCCCGCGCGCCCCGTTCTCTCCTCCGGGATGACGCGCGGGAGTTGAGCCACGATCCCCCGGGGCGTACTGGACGCCCGCTCACGCGGCCAACGTGGTGACCGGTTCAACTCCGGTCGGGGGAGCTGTCCCGTGTGCGGTGTGCGGAGTGCACCCGGCCCTAGTACCCGGTCCAGGGGTGGACCGTGGGAACACGGCGGGAGCGTGGGTTCGACCCCCACCACACGGGCCCCCTGACCGGCCCACCCAGCGGCGATGGGGGATTCACTTCCCGGCCCCGGTGACCACACCCGGGGTCGGGCTGTCCACGTTCCTACGGTCCCGGAGATCACCCGTGCCTATCAGCGTTCCCGCTCCCCGCCCGGTGGTCCCCAAGGCCCCGTCCATCCCCAAGGCCCCGGCGTACAAGGGGCCCGCGTTCAAGGCCCCGTCCAGTGGCACGTCCACCACCCACGTGGTGCCGGTCTACGTCCCGTTCTACGGGGGCAGTGACCGCAGCGCGGAGGGCGTGGTCTCGTCCGTCCTGCTGGTCCTGGTCCTGGCGTTCGTCGTGGGCATGGGTGTGGTGGCCTGGCGGGGGCGGTAGTCCATGGCCTGGTATGGCAGTGATCGGCGTGAGCGTCTGCCCGGTAACTGGCGGACGCTGCGGGCCAAGGTCCTGAAGCGGGACGGGTACATGTGCGTGGCCGTCCTCCGGGACACGGGCCTCCGCTGTACTGCGATGGCCACGGACGTGGACCACATCGTCCCGGGTGATGACCACTCCCTGTCCAACCTTCAGTCTCTGTGCACGTGGCACCACGCCCGCAAGACTGCGGCGGAGGGAGCGGCGGCCAGGGGCCGACGGGTTCCCCGGAAGCGTCCGGCGGACCGTCACCCTGGAGACCTGGCGTAACGCTCAGTGGACGGCCGGCTGAGCGGAGAGTGACGACGCGTGGAGCGTCCATCCCGTCCCTTGTGTCCGAATTGACCTGGGGAGTACCCCCTCTCAGATCGGCCGGGACATCGAAACGTGAT